TTACGGCCGGGCCTCGGCGACATAGGGCTCATCCATGATCAGCGCATCCGACGAAAACCCCTGGCGGCCAGCGCTTGCATCGGCCTCGGCGTGCGCTGGTGGTGCAGTAGGCGCTGGCGCGACCTTGACGGGTGCGACGGATGGCTCGCTGCCGTCCTGCTCCACATCCAGCGTCCAGCCGTTGGCGCGGGTAGTGATGGTCATCGTGGTGTCCCCAATGGGCTGGCCCAGCTCGGCCAGCGTGCCCGCCTGCGCGAGAGTGACCATCACAGCCAGGCCCCAACCCTGCCCGCCGGATTGGCGCTTAAGGTCGGGGATATCCGGCGGCGTGGAACGCCACTTACCCGGGTCGGTGTCCATGAGGACCTTGCCGTCGACGGTGATCTTGATATTGCTCATTGGGCTAGGAACTTTCGTAGTTGGCGGGCATCGATCGTCACGTCGTCGGTCTTGCCGACCGTCAGCACCAACAGGGGCGTGACGCGCTGGTGGTCCGTGCGGTCGTACAGCGTGACGATTCGGGTGCCGTCCGGCGCTTCTGCGGCGTCCTGGCGAAGCTGTGCCGCATCGGCTTTCGTGAGTACATCGAATCGCCATCGATGACCGACTCGATGGCCTCAGCCCAGAGCTTTGCGGCCTGGCCGATCATTTCCTGCGCCTGATCGTCAGGCATACCGGTCGCCCGGAAGCCGGGAATCGGAATCACTCGTGCGGGACTGTTCGCGTCGCCGGGATGTTGAAGAGCGCCGGAAGCGAACGTGCGAGTGAGCAGATCCACCAAGAGCTGATTGGCCATCAGGGAAACGGGTTCCCAGGTGCTTGCACACGCTGCCTGAACTCGTCACCAGCGTTTCGCCCGGCCGCGCCACGTGCATGTTCGACATTGACGGTCCAGCCGCGCGATGGGTCGAGATGATTCGCGAGCCTGCGCAGCGCGCGGGCGATGAATGATTCGCGAGCCTGCGCAGCGCGCGGGCGATGATGCGCTTCATGAGTCCCCCTCGGGCTAAGGGATGAGGTTGGGCGGAATGGACATCGCCCCTGAAACGACAAAACCCCGGCTAGGCCGGGGTTTTTCATGCAATGGATATAGTTGTCCCACCGACGTCTTGGAACTCATTTTGCCATATGTGCAGGTCAGTAGCGGTTACTCCGGTTTGGTGCGTGTCGCGCGGTGTGCTGCAGCAGCGCCGTTGCCAGCTGGGGTGCATCCCGTATGGGCGGCCGCGACGGTACGTGTGCGATCACTACGCCCGTACCGTGCTCGTTGAGCCGTACTTCGCCGTCGGCCCATGGCTGGAAGGACAGCGGTACTTGCACCGTGCGAGTGCCGAATTCATCCTCATTGACCGGTGGCAGCCAGACCACCTGATAGCCCCTGTCGCCGAGGCGGTGCAACAGTGCCCGCGCCACCTTCACGGCGATCTCTGCCTGCGACAAGACCACAGTTTCGTCACTCCAACCCTGCCTAACCTCATTGCGCACGAGCCGCTTCTCCCGGAAGAAGTCCGGAATCGCGTCGATGACCTCGCAGATGGCCGTGAATGCGTCCATGGGCGAGTTCTACGCCGAGAGTCCGATATGACGGCTAGATCGCGGTCAGGATATGAAGATCTGGCGAACACGGTCCGACCCACCGACCGAGACGTGGTGCCCCATCGTCGATGTTGCTCCAAGATCGCGGTACCGCGCGAGGGTCTTCATGCTGTGTCTACCAGCGGAGATGTAAAGCCCGCACTGCTTCGGCTAACTCAATAGCTGGGGTTTTGTCGACATGGCAACCATGTTTGTGTAATGATCTGCCCAGGGGCGCGTTCAGCGTCGGCGGAAGGGGCGGTTGCATTCATGGTCATGAAGGATCGTTGGACGATGCCAGCCGGTTTGCGGCGGGCGTCGGCGCTGGTGGCGATTGTCGCCCTGGGGATCGGTGGAGCGAAGATCGTCGATGGCCACACCCCTCCCGGCAGCGGCTTTTCGGCGGTCGCGACAGTGGCGGCAGACCCTACGGGACCGCCTGCGCCCACCGGAGGGATGACCGATGGTGGTGGCTCTCAGTTCCAGCCGCCGCAAATGCCCAGCTCAATGCCGGATTACCAGGGCGGTAACAATCAGCCACCGCTGGATCAGAACTCGGGTATCAGCATCTATAACACGGGATCGCCTGGCGTGCAACAGGTTCCGGGGCAGCAGGGCGCCCAACAGTCGCAACAGGGCTGGGATCAGCCTGCCCATGGGACCCAGATCCCGGACTATCAGACCGCAACGCCCTACACCCAGGGGCCCGGTAAAGCGAACCCTGATTATCAAGCACCGCAACAGAACTCGCCCCAACAGCCGCAACAGCCTCAGCAGGGACAGCAGCAATCTCAGCAGCCTCAGAACCAGCAATCTCAGACGCAGGATGGACAGGACCAGCAGGATCAGCAGATTCAGCAACAGTGCCAATCCGCTGCGGGCACCTACGGGCTGCCCGTTGATCAGCTCATGTCCGTGATGGCTGCAGGGGCCGGAGCGGCGGGCAGTGTCATTGGTGGCCTGATCAAGCCCGGCCGCGATGTTGGCGGGGGCACCGAATGTAACTGTGCCCCTGATCAAGCTGGGCCTCAGAAATCGGATACCCCTGATGGTCAGCAGAAAGCGCCGCGCTCTGACCAGGAGATCAATTGCACACAGCCTTCTAATCCTGTCGCAGGCGATGATCTCGATGACTCTATCCCCGGCACGGGGATCAACATCGGTGGCGATCCTAAGCCTGGTATACCAGGAGGGCCGAAGCTGAACGGCAGTTCAAATCCGTTAAATTCGGTGGTTCCCAAGGGAACCCGGCCGATTCCCACCGGTACCGCTCTTGGCCCCCACGGCGAGCACTACGCCTTTTACAGCCAGCCGAAACTTCCAGCGCCTGGCCAGGTGAACGACAACTACGTGACTATGCCCTCACAGATCGTCGATCTTGCCCATAACAACGTCATCATTGGTCAATCGCCTCTCGCGCAAACTAGCGGCGCCTATGACCCGGCCTCCAACACGATGCTCTTGGCAGGAAACACCAGTGCCACACCCGGCGATCCGGCTCGCGCTCTGTATCAATCCGATCCCATCAAACCCACTGATGGGCCTAACGACTGGATCAAGAGCGTGCACTACGTCGGCCCCCTCCTGTCCGGCGACCGTGAGAGCCAACTCATCGCCCTTGGCCCGGAGGGTAAGAGCGGCTTCATGTTCGTCAGCTCGTCAGGCATGGGCCCGATCGAGGCGATTATCGCGTCCAGCGTCCAGGAACTCACCACGAAAACCATCACACGCGTACTGGTACCTAGAGATGTGAACAACGTCAATGGTCTTGACGGACCGTATGGGCCGACTATTACCAGCCAGTCTATTGACCCGGCTACCGGCAATGGCACCATAGGATTGAAAGTTAGCCAATACTGGGACCCGGCATTTAAAGCCGCCCACCCCGACGTGACAGACCTCCCATACGATCCACGGGTCTATTCCGCCAGTTGTACCGTCCAATAGGAGAAGAATACAATGCGCAAAACCTTCGCATATTCGTCTGCCACTGTCCTGGTCGTTGCAGCCCTCATCGCCTGCACCCCACCGGATAGAGCCGCCGCCGAACCCGCCGGTTTCCCCGATCTCAACGCCTACAGCGAGGTCTCTGTAGATCAGTACGTCTCCGCGGCGGGTCGCGGCATGACGTCGGTCTTCTTTTCCACGGCAGAAGGTGTTAACTGCGGTTTCGGTCATCCAGCGAACCCGGATGGGCGCAATCAGCTGATCCAGTGTTGGGGCCCGCTTCCGGGACTTCAGGATATTGCCGCGGAGGGTTCGGGGCCGTGTGATGCAGGAACGGTCAATCAGTTCGGGACGAAGTACGCAATCGGTCACACTAAGGGCGCATGCAAAGACAATCGACCCACATCGAAGGTTCTTTCGCCCGGCCAGAAGGTTTCATATGGAAATGTGACCTGTGGCGTTGGGGATGGCGGCTCGGTGGCGTGCATCGAGCGGGTGAATCCTGAACGTGGGTTTGTGTTGCAGCCGTCCGGGTCATTCGCCTTCTAACCGAAATACGCGAAGATGAATGCAATGGTGCGGGGTGGGATAGTTGCGGTGACGGCCGCGGCAGCGGTGGTGATGTCCGCCTGTGGCGGACCTAGCGAGCCGAATCCACCGGTGGCGCCTAGACACGCTGAATCCACTGATTTCGCCCGTATTCCCGGTCAATTCCCGAACCCAGCGGCGTTAACGACCAATGGGCAAGAACAGGCCCCGGTGGGTGGCTGCGCCAACCTGTCTGGGCCCGGCGTCAATGCGGTGTTCAAGATCGTCGATTGCGGATCAGCGGAAAATACCTATCGAATTATCCAGCGCGTCAATGTTCCCGCTGAATGTGCTGACGCGGATCGATCCTTCTACCACAACTCAAAAGCGACCGGCCAGTACACCGTCTGTCTGGACCTGGCATGGGACAAAACCTCCTGTATCCGGTTGGGGCAACCAGTTAGCAAAATCGCCTGCACTGATACCACGGCCCCGGGCGACCGGATCAAACCCACCAAAATAATCCTGGACACCACGACTCTCGACGGTTGCCCGGACGGCGGCTACAAACACGCACAGCGCCGGTTCACGGTATGCACGGAGACCCAGAACTAACCTGTCCTGTGTGGCTGATGGTGTAGCTCAACGGCGGTGGACCGCCGACGAGCTGGCGGTGGCTTTGGATCGGTCGCTGTCGTGCGCCGAGGCCGGCAAGAGATTGGGCCGCACCCGGATACAGGTGGAGAAGGCCCGAAAGCGGTACCGGGGACGCGATATTGAGCAGCTACTCGCCCAGAAGCGTCGTCGCGCTACCGAGCTAGAGCAGGTGGCCGAGACTGACATCACCTGCTATGGGTCATGGACACCACAGGAGATCGCGATCGCACTGGATCGGTCGATTTCCCGCACTGAAGCGGCCCGCCGGTTGGGGCGTTCCTTCAGGGCGATCAAGCACATTCGAGACCTGCAGCGCCAAAAGGCCTCGGGTTTGATCCCGGCGCGCGAGTCGCGCGCGGAGCCGATACGGCAGCGCCTCTGGACCGAGGATGAGATCGCTGTCCTGGCCGATGAGTCCCGCACACCTACGGAGATTGCCGCCGAGTTGGGACGTTCGATCAATTCGGTCACTGTGGCTCGTGCGCGGTGGCTGGGGCGCCTGCAGGGCAAGGTCCCTGAACATCTGCACGGAACCAACACGGGCGTGAGCCGATACGGATGCCTATGTCCGCGGTGCCGGGACGCGGCCGAAGCAGAGCGGGAGCGACGCCAAGAGGCCACCCGGCACACGGCGGTCAACTACAAGGCGCCCTGGACCGACAGCGATATCGAGATCGCGCTAGATCGCAACCTGACCGTGATTGAGGCCGCCCAGCGCTTGGGGCGAACCCACAGCGCGGTGCGTGCGCTGCGATACAAGTACCGAGACTCCTGATTGCCGTTGGGTACGAGGTCACCGACGTACGCGTTGGGGAACTTTGTTGCAGTCCTCGTGCTGCTGACCGACTGGCCAGCCTCATAAGGCCAAGCCGCAGCATCAAATGAGGCGGCAGCGGCCGTCATATCCGCGGGATGAGCGCCCAAACCAAATTGACCCCGTTCAGTTTGGGGTTTCGGGGGTTAGTCTTCTAGTGGCCTTCTCTCGGAGGCAGTAGTCAGGCGGTGCGCGATACGTACGCGCTCCGTCCGACTAGTAACCGAGAGGAGGTATGGCATGGGTCAACGCAAAGAAACCCCGCCGATCTGGGCAATTCTGAGTTGCCTGGTTCAGATGGCGAGGCTTCTTGTCGAGCTCCATGGCAAGCACTGGCTTTAGGCCAGTCGGCGGGCGGTCTCGTTGCTGCGGGGCCGCCCGCACCTTGCCCCCTGAAGGGTGTACATGCCAGGTACGAGATTGCTCTCAAAAATCTAGCTTGTCTAGTCAAAACAGACAAAGAACAGGTAAACCGCAGGTCAGGGATTTGTGCTAGCTGCGCCCCACCTGTGCCTCCGGTCGCTTCGCGTTCCTGGAACGCTCTGCTCGTACCGCGCGCACGTCGCCAATGCGAACCATCTGATGCCCTTGGGCGTCCCGGCCGCGCACGGGCACCCACCCGCGCCTGATTCAGCGCTCGATGGTCGACTGCGCACGTGCTCATCAAGGCGAGGGAGTATCACGTCGACGAGCTCGCGCACGGTCGCATTGCGGTCGTCGAGCTCGCCGAGGTTACGGGCCAGCACGTCGGCCACCGAATGCGCGGTGTCGCGCTGGGGCACACGATCGAGCTGCGATGGCTCGGTGCCATGAGCGCGTACCCGCACCGGGTTGAGTTGTCGCCGTTGCAGCTCCGCTCGGCGAGTACTTCGTCGGGTGCCGGGTCGGTGATGCATGGCCCCAGGGTCATTGGCTCGGGCGGTCGGTTGACGATACGAACGATGTTGCGGCACATACGCTCGATCTCGTCGCAGATGTGCGCGCCGTCGTCCTGGTGGGCTACGACGAACGCGTGGTTGCGCAGCCATATGGCCATGCTCGCGGTGCTCGACAGCCGTGGCACGTCCAGTCCGCGCGTCTTGCACATGTCGCGGATGGTCGTCGCCAGCGCGTTGCGGATTCGGTCAAGTTCGTCGCTGGCGCGTCCGTTGATCCGGCCGAGTGCCAGGGCATGCCACAGCGCCGTCTGGTGTCGGTCCCGGTGGTCCCTGGCGGTTGGGGTGGTGTCTTTGTCGCGCGGGAACGGCTCGACGTGGCTCACGAACGCGTCGTCACCGTGCAGTACGTCGTGGCGCTCGCCCTTGCGTGCTCCGTCGCCCAGGTTTGCCTATCGGAGAATCAGCTCGCTCCGATGGCCGGCATGTCTCAGCAGTCCCTCAACGACCGCATGAACGGCAAGGTTGAGTGGAAGATCAACGAAATCCAGCGAGTGTGCGGCGCGGCGGGGCTGTCGTTCACGTACATCACCGCCGGCGCCGATCAGCTGCCCGGCGGCGGTGGTGATGACGGTGGTGCTGCTGGTGCCCCCACCAGGGCTCGAACCTGGGACCTGCGGATTAAAAGTCCGTAG